CAAACCAACTGGTTTAAAGAAAATAGGCGAATATATTGAGCGTAAACCAATGGCTGGGGAAATATTCTCGAAACTCAAATTAAAATGCCCAGTAAATACAAAAGCAGCAATTGCAACCAACGATATATTACGTTTTAAAGGATTAACCAAAAAATATACAGAGTTTACAATTGGAGATAAAATGTATGTTGCAATTTTAAAACCAAACCCATATCAACTTACAGTAGTTGGATTAAACGGATATAATGATTCACCTGAAATTATTGAAATTGTAGAAAAATATATTGATAGAGAGGGGTTATTTGATAGTATTATGCGAAACAAATTAGAGACATTATATAATGACATAGGTTGGGAATTAACTTTAAATGAACATATATCAAAGTTTTTTAGCTTTGGCTAGGAAATTTTGCAACCTTACTATTTCTTCATATATTTATTAATATAAAAAAAAATGAAAAAAGTAAACAAAGAAATCCTTAGAATGCAAATGTTGGCTGGTATCATTACTGAAAGCAAATATAAAGCAAAATTAAATGAAGCTGAAGATCTTTCATCTCCTGAAGCTTTCCAAAAATTTATGAATAGTATCCCTAATGAAAAGTATTTTCCAATAGCTGATGAAGAATCTGATTGGTTCATGGATGAAGAAAGACTTCCTAAATCATTTAATTGGGAAGCTTTTGATGATGAATGGGATGGTGATTTAGTAGATTATTTCTATGATCCTATTTTTGACAATGAATTAAAAGGTAAACCTGGAATAGAAGCAAATGATTTTAGTGAATTTCAAGATATAGACCGAGAAAAAGATAATGAAGAAGAAGGATATTTTGGAAGGAGAACAATTATGTTAGTTGATAAAATTAGAGACATTATTACAGCATATAAGGAAAAAAATTCTTCATCTGATAAAATTCCTTTAACTCCGAGAGTCAAAAAATATATAGATGAAGTTATTCAAGATGCTAAAAATGATGGTGAAATTGAAAATTTACTTAATGCTGGTTTTTTTGATACTGATTTAGCAGATAATATATTAACAAAATTTATGGACCCATTTCCAAATGCTCTTGATTTAAGTCAAGAAGTTGAAAATTATATTGATTCTCAACTTTAATTAAAAATATAAACTTTAAAAGAAAAGCTTGTCTACCGACAAGCTTTTTTTTATATTTAAAACATGGTAAATAAATTAGTTCTACAATCGGTTATAAACAAATACTACTTGGGCGAAAACGAATCCGTCAAGTGGAAAATCAAAGACAAAACACTTACAATTGACTTTATGTCGGTTTCAAAAGAAGTGATTGGAAACATCACACACACAAACTTTGATATGGAAGATAGTGAGTTAGCTATTTTTGATACAAAGAAATTTTTGAACCTGTTAAGTATTACACAAGGTGATTTGATCTTTACTTTAGAAAAAGGTAAAAGTGTTTATACAAAACTGCATTTTGCTGATGCTTCATTTAATTTAACCTACGCACTCGCAGACCCACTACTTATATCTAAAGTAGCCACAGTAACAGAACCTGAATGGGATGTATGTTTACATTTAGAAAAAGAACACGTTGATAATTTAGTTAAAGCAAAATCTGCTTTAGCAGGAGTTGGTTTATTAACAGTTTCTACTGATAAAGACTTAAATGGAGATGATATGTGTGTATTTACATTTGGAGATGAACAAGGCCATAACAACAAAATCACATATCAGATGTATGGCAAAATCAAACAACAAAAAGTAAATATACCGTTTAACTCAGATATGTTTAGGAACATTCTTAAAGAAAATAAAGATTTAGGAGAAGGTTTTATATTTTTGAGTTACCAAGGTTTAATGAAACTTGAGTTTAAATCTGAAGACACTGTTAGTACTTATTATGTTGTTCGTAAAGAAGAAAGTGCTTTCTAATATGTATTAAGGAATTTGGGAATTCAAAATAGTTTTCGTATATTATAGTTATAAATTTAAAGTAAGTTATGGCAGAAACAAAAAGCAAAGGTCGTCCTGCTAAGGACGAAAATGACACACAATCCAATTATTGTACAATTAAAGATCCTTTGATGGAACCTTTTTACATTGTAAAAGATTCATCTAACTTTACAGTGATGGAAATGAAAATCGCTGAAAAAGGATTTAGAGGAGCTGAAGCATCTGGTAAAGAAAGGGAAATTACTCTTGGGTATTACACAAGTTTTAAAAATGCTTTAAATCGTATTGCAAAAGAAAAGTTTTATCAAAATCAAAATGAATACCATTCCATTAAGGAGTACATCAACACTTGGAATACAGTCAAAGAAGGAATTGAATCAATGTTAAATAAAGTCAAAATATGAGTAAATTAGAAGCACTGTTTGATGCAGTTATCGTTAAACCAGTTGAAGTTGAAGAAACACAATATGGTTCTATTATTGTACCTGATATGGGTAAAGATAGAAATGTTCACGGAGTAGTAATCGCGATTGGTCCTGGCACATATACTGTAGCTGGAGAATTTATTGGAACCGTAATTAAAGAAGGTGACATGGTAGTATTACCTACAATGGGTTTTACAAAAGTAGAACATGAAGGTGTAGAATACTTCATCGGGAATGAAAAACAAGTTTTAGCAAAAGTAATAGAAGAGTAAAATGAGTAAACAAATTGAATTTGGAGCAGAAGCTCGTAAAAAATTAGTAAAAGGTATTGATAAACTAGCAGATGCTGTTGTTTCAACATTAGGACCAAACGGACGTAATGTTGTTTATACAAAAGATGGTCAAGTTTATAGTACAAAAGATGGTGTAACTGTCGCGAAAGAAATTAATTCACTCGAAGATCCAATTGAAGATCTTGGAATTAATATGATTAAGCAAGCCTCAATCAAAACCGCAGATAACGCGGGAGATGGAACAACTACCTCAACTTTATTAGCACGTGAGATTGTTAAGCAAGGTTTGAACCGTTTAAATGATGGAGCAAATGCAGTTGAAATTAAACGCGGAATTGACTCAGCAGTAGAAGTTGTTCTCATGGGATTGAAAAAAACACACGAAAAAATTTCATCTGAAGAACAATTAGAACAAATCGCAACAATTTCTGCAAATAACGATCCTGAAGTAGGAAAACTTATCTCAACAGCAATGAGTAAAGTAGGTCGTGAGGGTGTAGTTTATATCGAAGAATCAAGAACAGGTGAAACATATCTAGAAACAGTAGAAGGTATGCAATTTGATCGTGGTTACAAATCACCGTATTTTGTTACTAACAACGCAAACATGTCTACAGTTTTAAATGATGTATATGTGTTTATTGCAGACTATAGATTCTCAGCTGTAAAAGATTTATTGCCTATTTTAGAGGGTGTATCTCAAGCAAACAAATCACTTTTAATTATCTGTGAAGATATTGATGGTGAAGCACTTTCAACATTAGTTGTAAATAAAATGAGAGGTACATTAAAAGTAGCAGCTGTTCGCGCTCCTGAATTTGGTGACCGTAGAAAATTACTTCTAGAAGACATCGCAATCTTAACAGGTGGGACTGTATTTGACAAAGACAAAGGAATGAAATTAGAAAAATTTCAATGGGATTGGTTTGGACAAGCACGTACAGTTACTATTACTAAAGATAAAACAACAATTATCGATGGTAAAGGAAATGAAGAAAAAATTGAACAACGAGTTGAAGACCTAGAAGCTCAGATCGATAAAGCAGAAACACCATTTGAAATGGAAAAATTGCAAGAACGTTTATCTAAATTTGTAGGTGGAGTAGCAATCGTTCATGTAGGTGGAAACACAGAAACCGAAATGAAAGAGAAAAAAGATCGAGTTGATGATGCTCTTCAAGCAACTAAAGCAGCACTTATAGATGGTATTGTACCTGGTGGAGGTATTGCTTTATTAAATGCTCGTGAGTCACTTAAAGATGTTGAAAATAAAGATGCGTCTGAAGACTTTAAATTTGGATATAAAGTAGTATATAATGCTTGTGGAAAACCATTCGAACAAATTCTAGCAAACGCTGGTTACTCAGAAGCAGATGCTCGTATGATTGCTCAACATGACTTGAAAATTGCAGATAGTGAGTGGGCAGGATATAACATCAAAACTTGTGAAGTAGTTAATATGAAAGAAGCAGGTATCTTAGATCCACATAAAGTAACTAGACAAGCACTTTCAAACGCATCATCAATTGCAGGTACTATTTTATTAACTGAGTGTGTTGTATTTGACAAACCAGAAGATAAAAAAGAAAATACGTTTGATCCATCTATGATGGCGGGAATGATGTAATATGGAAACACAAGAGATAGAATATAACCATCTAATCGCAGAACGAGTTCCACCTGGTGACAGGTGGAGACTTGTTTCTGAGTTTAAAGATAAAACAGTATATGAGTCTTTAACAGATACTTTAGAAGCATATTTTCAAGTAGCTGGGGAACCATGTCATTTTAGACTTGAACCTTTAAATTCTAAATTGTTTGCTATTAAAAAAGAAGTTGAAGAAGTGCGCCCTGAGCCTCCTAAACGTTTTAATATCTATGGGGATTATTAATATGTATAAACATGAAGTTAACAGATATACTATACGAAATTGATGACCAAAGTGGTTCTTCTGATTATAAAGAAGCTAGAGAGATTGTTTTAAGACCTAAAACAACACCAATAGCAGATGTAGAAGCTGCCCTAAATGATATACGCAACTATGGTAAATATGCCTCTAATAAACAAAATACTAGTTCTGATGTTAGAAAAATAAAAGATGCGTATTTTGGCCCTAGCGGTATGGGCCCTAAAGCTAAAAATAAAGTTACAAGAGAAATTTGGGACGCAGCAGATGCAGCTTGGAGAAAATTCAAACTTGAAGATATTAAATCTAGACACCCAGAAGTAGACATTACCGGACTAGAAAACTCATCATTCAATAAATTGCCAGAAGAAATTAGAGACCCACGAGTATATTTTATTTCTCCTTATACTAAAGATAAACTTGATGCTTTGATAGCATCTATGGCAGGTAATGCTGATATTTTATATTGGTATGAAGATAATGGTGCTTTAATCTTCCCTAAAGATAAAAATGAAAATATGGCTGGGGGTAATGCTGTAATGAACATCATTAAAACTGTAATGGATAATGCAGGTATAACAGATGCTAAACCGCAATTAGAAAAAGATACAGGCGAAGTATCAAGTATTTCTAAAACCACCCAATTGCAAGTACCTGTTGAGTCTAAAGCCGCAGCAGCAATACTAAGAAGAGAACTTCAAGATAAATTTGTAATACCATCTGCTGGATATAAAATTAAAGAAGGTGAAGATGGTTTTTCATTATCTATAACAGGTATAACTTTAACTCAAAAAGCAAATATTGTTAATTATCTTAAAAATAGACCTAAACCTAAAGATAAGAATAAAGGCCAAAGTGAAGAAGAGTTAAATGAAATAGAATTCGAAAGAAAGAAAATGCTTAGATTAGCAGGAATTATAAAATAAATTAAGAAGCTTGTCTATGACAAGCTTTTTTCTTATATTAAGGTTATGAAAGAAAATACGTTATATGTAGAGCGTTTTCGCCCTACTGAACTTAAATATTATGTTGGAAACGAAAACGTTAAAGACACAATCCAAAAATACCTTGATCAAGGTGATATTCAAAACTTTATCTTTTACGGCCCCGCAGGCACAGGTAAAACTACATTAGCAAAAATTATCGTTAAAAATCTTGATTGTGATTATCTTTATATTAACGCATCTGATGAAAACGGAATTGATACTATTAGAGAGAAAGTAAAGGGATTTGCAAGTGCTGCATCTTGGAAAGGTATCAAAGTAGTAATATTAGATGAAGCAGATTTTATTACAATTCAAGGACAAGCAGCTCTACGAAACGTAATTGAAACATTTTCTCGCTCAACACGCTTTATTTTAACTTGCAATTTCATAGAGCGAATTATTGATCCTTTACAATCTAGATGCCAGGTACTTAAAATTGTTCCTCCAACTAAAACAGATGTATATCATCATTTAACTTGGATTTTAACAAACCAATTAGAATTATCTTACACACCTGAAGATATTAAAACATTAATTGTACAACATTATCCCGATATGAGAAAAATGTTGAATGTGATACAAATGTCTGTAAAAGATGATTATGTTCAACTAGATAAAACAGTTTTAATATCAAATAATTATATTAAAGAAGTATTAAAGGAGTTGATGGGTAATAAAAAATGGCTTACTATTCGACAAATTATAGCAGACTCAAATACAAAAGATTTTGAAGAATTGTATCGCTCATTATTTGAACATAGTTCAAAATACGCACCTGGAAAAGAAGGTATAATTGCAATCATATTAAACGAACATTTATACCAAGCAAATTTTAGAATTGATAAAGAAATTAATATAATGTCTGCAATAGCAAAGATTATAGATGCAATATGAAATATTTCTTAAAATATACATTATCTTGGGTATCACAGAATTTATCTATACCATTTTGGATGGTAGGACATATCCACCTAAGCACAAATGTGTATGAAGATATATATGAAATATTAGCCTCAGTTGGAATGAATTTAATAGTTGCAGCAGGATTTATACATGATTTTATAGAATATAAAAAAGAGAAAACAAATAAATAATAAATAAACAATGGAAAAACCACAATTAAGTATCGATTTCACTCAAACAACTCCGGTTGTAGGATTTGATGGGAATCATTTGTTTGGACAAGCAGTCCTAATTCGTAAAATTTCTAAGTTTCTAGTTGGAGCTGAAGAAGATGCTATGATTCCAATCCCTGTATTTTATGATTTGGAAACAAAGAAAATCTTGATCGACTCGCTTCCACCGGAATTAAGAGAAGAATATAAAGATATTGCTCTGTGAATAAAAAACAAATAAAGGATTTATGGGGGTGGTTAAATGAAATCACCCTCCATAAAACCCCTATTGAAGACATCTCGGAAGAATCGTGGGATAAATGGAACTCTTATATAATAAATCGATACGTATCGATGGATATACGTTATATTGAGCTTGTAAATTATGTCCAAACTACCCCATACGATAACAAACAACAACTATATCAAATTTATAGAGAGATGATTCCTAAAACTAAAACCTTTTTAAAGTATCTTAAAAGTAAAAAAGACAAAAAACCAACCGCTTTAGTAGAATATGTAGCTAAACATTTTGAATGTGGTTTAGGTGAAGCAGAAGAATATATTGACATTTTAAGAGAAGTAGGTACAAGAAGAGTACTATACGATATGGGGATAGAAGAAAAAGAAATTAAAAAGTTATTGAAATAATGGAACACGATAATGCTCAAAGAACTGTACTAACAGAGTACAGGCACATCCAAAAAACAGACTCAGTTGTAGATTCAATTATTGACCAATTTGTTGAAAGAGCATCATTTGGCAAAACAAAATATGGAGTAGATTTAGACCGTGAAGATTTAAGCGTTTTAGAATGGATCGAACATGCTAAACAAGAACATATGGACGCTATATTATACTTGGAAAAATTAAAGAAAATTATAGAGACAAAAGGAATATAATATTTATAATAAAACACTAAAATGAACGAAACATACAAATCATTAGTAGATTGGTACTATATCCAAGATTGGAGCGACTACCCAGGCCTAAAAGGAAGAGTAGTCCCGGATGCTGAAGGATATGATAACCCAGGCAACTATGAAGGGGCAGAACTTTATATTCCTCAAGGAACTATAGGAGATAAAGAAGGCAATTCATTTGTAGATGAAGAAGGAAATGATGTCCCTTTTGATATGCAATATTTTGAAAAAACTAACTCAATAAAAGAAAACAAAATGAACAAAGAAACTTTACGCATGCAAATGCTTTCCGGCGTAATCACAGAAAGCGAATACAAGGCGAAATTAGAAGAAATTACTAAAAAACCACTAAACGAAAATTTCGTTGGTATGGGAATGGTTGGAAATATCTTTGACCGTGAAAAATCAGATTATGAGCTTGCATTTGAACATTATGCAAAAGGTACTTCATTAACTGAAGAAATGGAAGATGAAAAAGATTTAGAAGAAATAGCATTAGAAAAGACTCCGTTAGATGAAAATACAGTAGGAACTACTGTAGATAAAATACTCCAAACATTTGAATTCTCCCAAAAAGGAAATGATGAAATGATTGAATTTGGTGAGTATTTACTTTCACCTGAGGGTCCAAAGAATATTGCTATGTCTATTAAAAGCAGACTTAAAGGAGAAGGCGGAGAAAAATACTTCACTAGCAACCCAGAAAAATTACAAGCTTTCTTAAGCAAATTAAGATAAAAATAATGAACCCAAAAGACATAATCACCGTAGACGTCCCTTTATTTATTCGCCTTCTAGAATATGCTAGAGAAGACGCAACTGGTGATATGGATCTACATGACATAGCAGAAAACATTATATCATTATCAACATCTGGTAAAATATTAACTATGGACGATTATAACGCTATAATCGGAAGCACACAAGAAGAGTTAGCTGAGCGTAGAATAATGTTAGTTCGAGCAGGAATCATAAAATAAATTAAAATGGATAAAGAAACTCTTAGAATGCAAATGTTAGCAGGTATTATTACTGAAAGTCAATATGCTGTTAAACTAAAAGAAATGGAAGGCGACCCTGAAGATTATTATGGTTACCAAGAACCAATCGACCCAAATGACTATGCTGAACCAGGTGAAGCTGAAACAGCTGAAGAATTATTTCAAATGTTTAAAGATGAAGATTTATTAGGTGATAGACGTGGATATGATGTAGAAGATTTAATGTCTGCTTACCCTGGTCTTTCTCAAGAAGAGGCAATGAAATTAGAACAAATGCTTCAAAACATTTAAGAATATTTAGGACCGTTACAAAACTGTAACGGCGAAGCCCCCAACGTCGCTATCGTGGGGGTTTCTTTTTCCTTGGAAAATTAATAAGATTTTCATATATTAAGGTTATGGCAAAGAAAAAGGTTATTCCTCAAATTGTGAAAGATATTCGCAATAAAATTAAACGTGACATAGATTGGGCAAGTGAAAAATCTGTTTCGTATTCTCAATTCTCAATGTATAGTGAATGCCCTAAAAAATGGTCTCTACAATATGTTGAAGGACATAAACAATTCACATCAACTATCCATACAGTATTCGGAACCGCACTCCATGAAGTAATACAACATTATTTAACTGTAATGTATGAGCAAAGTGGAACTAAAGCAGATCAAATCAATACATCTGAAATGTTTGAAGACGTATTACGAGGAGAATACACTAAACAATATGCTGCTAATAACAAACAGCATTTTAGTTCACCTGATGAGTTAAGAGAATTTTATGATGATGGGATTGAAATCATAAGAGATTTTGCAAAGAATAAAACAAAACATTTTTCTAAACGAGGTTGGTATTTAGTAGGAGTAGAAGTACCTATTGTACTTTCTCCACATTCTAAATTACAAAATGTAGTTTATCAAGGGTACTTAGATATAGTAATGTACCATGAACCTACAAACACGATTAAAATCTTAGATTTAAAAACATCTACTAGAGGATGGAATGATAAACAAAAGAAAGACGAAATCAAACAATTCCAACTTATATTTTATAAAAAATATTTTTCCCAATATTTTAACTTCCCCGAAGAAAATATCAACGTAGAATTCTTTATTGTAAAAAGAAAATTATATGAAAGTGAAGATTTTGTAATCAAACGAATCCAAATCTTTAAACCTGCGGCCGGGAAAATTAAAATAAAGAAAGCAGCAGAAGCAATGAATAAATTCATAGAAGACGCGTTTGATGAGAATGGTTATAAAAAAATAGAGCATCAACCTAAAATAAATGATAATTGCAAATGGTGTCTATTTTTTAAAACTCATCTTTGCTCTGCGACCTACCCATAATCCCTACATACGTATATACGATAATACTAAATTAAATATTATGAGTGAAAAAAACCAAACATTAACAAGTGTCAAAATAGACAACGAGTTATTTGAAAATTTTAAAATTGAATGTATTAAACGCAAGTTCTCATTCCAAAAATTATCGGAGCGAGCAATCCATTTGTATCTAACAGATGAAGACTTTAGAAAAAAAGTTCACAATCATAGTGACTTAAGTTTGGAGTCCGAAGATTAAAACATTATATTGAACAAGTTATTGAAAATTAATTATGAAAGAAAAATTTAGTTATCTACCCAAAGAACAAAGAAAGAAAATCCTATTAATTTGTGACGACATTAGAGTACATTCAGGTGTAGCAACAGTAGCACGTGAACTAGTAATCAACACATGTCATCATTTTAATTGGGTAAACATTGCAGGAGCAATTCAACACCCAGAAAAAGGTAAACACCTTGATTTATCAGCAGACACTAATGCAAATGCAGGGATTGAAGATTCATCTGTATTTATGTATCCAACTGATGGTTATGGATCACCTGAGTTAATTAGACATATGATGCAACTGGAAAAACCAGATGCTATTATGTTGATTACGGATCCAAGATATTTTGAGTGGTTGTTTTCAATTGAAAATGAAATTAGAAAACAATGTCCAATTATTTATTTGAATATTTGGGATGATTATCCGGCGCCGTTGTATAACAAAGCGTTTTACGAATCATGTGATGCGTTATTAGCAATTTCGAAACAAACGAAACTTATTAATGAGTTGGTTTTGGGTGAGAAAGCAAAAAATAAAGTTATTGAGTATGTACCTCATGGATTGAATGAGCAACATTTTTATCCGATTAAAGAGGAAAATGAGTTAAAAGAATTAGAGCAATTTAGAGCTAATTTGTTTGGAAATGATGAGAAGGATTTTGTAGTGTTTTTTAATTCAAGAAACATTCGTAGAAAACAAATTCCGGATACAATGCTTGCGTTTCGTTACTTTTTAGATCGTTTACCAAAAGAAAAAGCTGATAAATGTGCTTTAGTACTTCATACAGAAGTAGTAAGTGATCATGGAACTGATTTAGAAGCAGTAAGAAAAATATTATTCCAAGACTACCCAGATGCAATTTATTTTTCAGTAAATAAACTTTCATCACAACAGTTAAATATGTTGTATAATATTGCTGATGCCCAAATTTTGTTAACATCAAATGAAGGATGGGGTCTATCGTTAACGGAAGCGATTTTGGCAGGAACTGTTATTATTGCAAATGTAACAGGTGGAATGCAAGATCAAATGCGTTTTGAAGATGAAGATGGTAATTGGTATAATCCAACACCTGAGATTCCTTCTAACCATACTGGTAAGTATACAAAACATGGTCAATGGGCGTTTCCGGTTTATCCAACTAATCGCTCGATTCAAGGTTCGCCTAAAACACCTTATATTTTTGATGACAGATGTCGACCTGAGGATGCTACTGAGCATTTGATTGAGTTATATACAAATTTTACTCGTGAAGAGAGAAAAGAGTGTGGTGAGAAAGGCAGAGAGTGGGCTTTGAATGAGGCAGGATTTACAGGAGAGGCTATGGGAAATAGAGCGATTAACGCGATAGATAAATTATTTAACACGTGGACTCCACGCGAAAAATATGAGTTAATCAACTGTAATGAGGTAAAAGAAGATACTATTAAACACGAATTGTTATATTAAGATGAGAGAGTATTTTACACAACAACTTACAGAGAATAAAATAGTTACCCAAGAAGCACTTAAAAAAGTAACTCTTAAAACATATACTTCTGGGAGAAATATTAGACCGGGAGAAATTATTTTATTTGCCTTTATAAAAAATGGACAAGATACTATTGAACTTATATGTTTACATGAAGATGAACTTGATCAATATGAATATGTACAAAATCCAACTGAATTTATACCTGAAATTAAATTAAAACAAGTTATATGAGTAAACCAACATTTGTAATTAGTTGCCCAATTGACACTTATAGTGGGTACGGAGCACGATCACGAGATATTGTTAAAGCAATTATTGAATTAGATAAATATGATGTAAAGATAATACCACAACGGTGGGGAAATACTCCATTTGGTTTTATTAAAGAGAATACTGAGTGGGAGTTTTTAAATAAACATTTTACCCAACAATTAACAGCACAACCTGAAATTTGGATGCAAATTACAGTACCAAATGAATTCCAACCAGTAGGAAAATATAATATTGGATGTACAGCAGGTATTGAATCAACAATTGCGCCTGCTGAATGGATTGAAGGTTGCAGTAGGATGAATTTAATTTTAGGTTCTTCTGAACATACTATTAAGGTATTAAAGGAAAGTAAATTTGAGAAACGTGATCAAAATACTAACCAAGTAGTAGGGCATATTGAATGGAAAGGTGATAGTGAGGTTATGTTTGAAGGTGCAAACACTGAAGTATATAAACCCGTAAAATCAGAATTTGATTTATCTAATATTAAAGAAGATTTTGCTTATTTGTTTGTAGGTCATTGGATGCAAGGTCAAATGGGTGAGGATAGAAAGAATGTAGGTTTATTAATTAAAGCGTTTTATGAAACGTTTAAAAATAAAAGTAAAAAACCTGCTTTAATTTTGAAGACTACTCAAGTAGG